GGGCCCTATATATCCGTGTAAAGGAAGAATGCAATGACGAACAGGAGAGGCTCCTAGATTTATCCTGTCGTTGGCGAGTTGCTCTCGGGTGATTCTTTCCACCAATCACCATGGTTTACGTATGCTTGGGTGAAGGCGTTGTTCGTCACGTTAACTAGCTAGCGTGGCGAGTCGGTGTCGTTAGAGTGTGTTGTAGCCTGCGGGACTGCATCCGACAGTGGCGGGCCAACACGCGGCGTGTCAATTTTCGTAGCGGGTTTGCCATTGCTTGGCGGCGGTTCTACTGTCCGAACCCGGAACTATTTAGCCATGTTTTGGCTAGGTGGAGGGCAAACGTTGCTGATGCTACAATAAATATATTTCTGTATTTGGCATACATTGTTAAAACGAACAGAGCTGTTGGTGGATCCATTATCGCGATGATCTGGTTGGTTGTTGCTGTTAAGGCAACATTTAAAGCCATGATCAGAGCGCTTATTACGGTGGATACTGTCACTTGAACAATGTTTGCCAAACTAGACAAGAAAGGTATGTCGTAGCGATAAGCAATCGTTTGTCGTTCACAAGTCAATAACAAACATGGCGGGCTGTCAATCGGTGAGATGAATTGGGATGTGTAGTACTGGGAAGATACCTTGTACGGTGTGGAGTGGGGCCGGTACAAGGGTTGGAGTGGCACATGAAACGAGGTTGTTGGTATAGGGATGCGATCTACTATTAGTGATTTTAAAATTTTTTCTGAAACTATTGAATTTAATTGGCTCCCTATGTAAATTGGTCTAAGTAAGTATTTGTCTGAAGGACTGAATCGTGGAGTGCAGTTGAAGTTGACCGGTTTATCTTCCATGAGTGTAATGTAGGTATCGTTGTCTGCTAGATACCGTATCTGATATGTCAACATATCCTTGGGTATCAAGTAGTAATCGTACCCGTCATACATTATGGAATAAAGCTGGTTAGGCGGTAAACCGAACTCTTCGTCTGCTGTGGTTGTGAAATCGAATATATCAACTAGACCAGTGTCTTGTATCGTGTTGGTTTTGCGTCGCGCCTGTGTGCCTAAGCAGAATGTGGTGGTGGTGAACCATCCCCCATTGTAGGAGAGGGCCAGCACATCACCGCAGTGGTCTGGCATATCGCATCTAGCAGATGCGAAGTTGGAAGTTGCCACGAGATACTGGCATTCGGCCAATGTATCCGTGTACGGGTTGACGATAGTTCCAACACGAAACAATCTATGGTTTTCGTTGTTAAATTTGGTAAATTGTGAGTACCGGTTCCGAGATCCATCGGCAATTATCTCTTCATACGTGGAATTCACACAGACGAACTGTCTGTCGTAGTCGGTGAAGAATCTCACGTACTGCAGATTCAACTGCGGTTCGGATTTGGTCCGGTACACGGGTGTCTGTACATTAACTAAATAACAAAAATGTTTATGGAGAGGTGGCGTGTCATGTGGCGGTTCTAAGGTGGGGAAGCGTGCAGTGTGTCTACCCTTACTTTTTGGTTTTACCCGGCTTGCCGAGCAAGCCGGTAAAGCCCCAAGATGTAAAATATGCCAACAAAACAAAAAGTAGCATAAATATTTTAAGGGTGATAGATGGCGATTTGAGTAAGGCCCAAAGCGTGATTGATTGGATGAGGTATTCGCTGTTGGGCATGACGGGCATGAACGCTGGGAAGAGGATTGAGAAGATGAACACCGGAAACCTATAGTTTTTGGTGGCGAACGTTGGTATGAGGAAACAAACGAATCCATAGCATTTGGTTGGATTTGCTATGATCCAATCGCCCAATTGTTTGAGCGCTTCTATCTTTTGTATTTCCTTGCCAAAAGATACTATAGGGTTGTCGGTGATGGATGAATTGAGGGAAACGAGCAGGGCCACAGAGGTTATGACAAGAAGGAGCGTGATGGGGTTGGATGTGAGATTTGTAATCTTGCCAAAGATCTGTGTGAACAAGTCCACGGAGGCCCTACGTCGTGGTATTCGGGTGCGCAGTTTTCGTATGACGCGTCTCACCATTATTTTGGATAGCCGGCGATGAAACTATTAAATGATGGCGGAAGCGTTGGTCGTCGTTGGCAGTGTCTGTTAGAGTGGCAGGAGTATCCGAATTTACCTGCTGCGTGGGATTTCATGACGCGTCTCACCATTATTTT